CATCTAGTGTATTTATTGTCTAAAAATGGTTTATGTAATTCAATTGCTTCAAACAACTCCAAAGACATTTATTATCCTTATTCGTCTGCGGGTTGTGGTGTGTTACCTTCAGCAACCCACTTTAAGTATTCTTGGTAATCGGTGTTTGCTGGGTCAAATGGGATATGTGCGTTGTCCGATAAACGAATAACACACTCTTGTTTTTGAGTATTAAAATTTAATGGTGCTAATTTATACATAATTATAACTCCGCAGATGCTTGCCAGTAATAAAGTAACCCAGAAAAGTTTGCACTTCCAGAACTATATATTTGGAATACTTTTGTTGTAATTTGCTGAGTTGATCCAGATTGTCCGTTTGAGCTTCCAGAACCCGGTGTATTTCTTGTTAATACTCCAGAAGTTCCTGCATTATCCCAAAAAGTAATGGTGGGTGTTGCTCTTTTTTGAACTTGATAATATCTTTGATCTTGAATATAGCCTGTTGTGTTTGATCCAGAGTTTGCAAAAGAAGAACATTGACCACTAGGAATTGAGCTTCCCAAATCAGCACTAGATTCAAAATAGCGCTGGCACATCTGAAGCTCTCTAGTATAATCTCTATATTCAAACGCAGAAGCTGTAGGACCTTTTTCTAATTGGACACCAGTAACTTGCCATGTGGCACCAGTTGTTGTAAATACTGCATTTGAACCGGTCGCAGAACTTAATTGTCCATAACCGGTAACACCATAAGCGCCCCAAGTGTTTGCTGTTGATGCGGTATAAGTTGAACCAGCACCAAGCATAAAGTTTAGACTAAGTGCAATTCCATTTGTTGTGCTACCAAAAGCAGTCGCACTATTGCCTGGAACAGTAATCGTTACATATTGCCAAGTATTTGAATTATTAATTGTGTATGTTGTAAAATATCCTGCATAAGGAGGACCATTTTCCATTCTTAAAGTAATACCAAATACTCCAGTAATACTAGATTTAACCCAAAATGAAACTGTAAATGTTGATGCGGATGATGTACCAAAACCAAAATCAGCAACATTATAACCTTCAATTTTTTGCGTTACATCACAATAAGAACCTGAAACAATAGATGTTCCTGTTGTTGTTACAAACTTTAGTGATTTTGTAAAACCTGGAGGAGCATCTGTAACTTGTTGAGCTGTTGTAGATGAGTTTGATGTTTCAACTAACCATCTATCAATAATATAAGAATTTGGATTGCTAACAGAACCACCAGCATTCCTTTGGTCAAACACCATGGCACCATTGATGATTCTATTCCTAAATCCAAAAGAAGAACCTTGAGCGCTCATATAGTTCTCTACCGCACTAGGAGCAATCGCTAGGGGCTGAGATATATCGTTATATGTAACTTGTTGTAATGGCATCGTTATTCTCTGTTGTTATTCTTTTATTTATTACTAACTAATAGAAGCTAATTGTTCTTCTGTTGGTTTAGCTAGTGTAGGGTGTTCCCATTTAGCAATGTAATCGCCTTTGCCGTCTGAATCATTACGCAATTCAATAACAGTCCAAAAATCTTTATCTTCAAGACTTGGATAAATTGCTTTAATTTTTTCATATAAAGTCATTATGCCGCCCTTACCATAAATGCTTGAAACCCTACATAACAATTTTGACTAGAACCAACTTGACCATACATTTCAAGATAATCAGTAGAACCATTGCAATAAACAAGATAAACCGCACTAATTGTGTCAAAATTAGATGGGTAAGTGCTAAACAACGCATTTAATAATGCAGCACCATTTTTGTATGGGATTAATCGTAAAGTAGCATTAGTGGTAGAAACTTCTATTCTTCCTTGCATTTGATAATATCCAGCTACTGTAGGTGTAAAACGATAGTTGGTTATGGCATCGTAACAATTGTTTGTATCAAAATCTTTTGTATTACAAGCTAATTTTGTAAGGCTTCCACCAGTTAATGATTGCGATGAACTATAAGCACTAAAAGCTGGCATATTACCGCTAACCATTACTGTGCCAGCCGCAGCAGGCATTGTAGCAGTATTAGAACCACTCTGTAGCTGAATTGAATTTACAGCTTGCATTACCAAGTTACCGGTAGAATCAACCGTAGTAACTAGTGCTGGTGCTGGAGAAGTGATAGCGTTTAACGTTGTCATATTGTTTTATTTATTAAGGTATTAAATGAGCAATTTCATCAGCAGTTAAACCAAGTGCCGTTAACTTAGCAATTGCAGATTGCTTTGCAGCAGCCTTGGCTTGCTCTGCGGCTTCTGCGGCAGCTTGAAGTTCTGCAAGTTTGGCTTCAGCAGCAGACTTATCATATTCAATAATGTTATTGTTTTCGTCATAAGCAATATCACCACGAATAGTTACAATAGAAGAATTGAGTGCAAAAATTGCATCATGTGAGTTAATCATTGTGCAATCTCCATAAGAACTAATGTAGAAAATGTACCATCGGTATTAAAATAACAAGTAGCCTGACCGTTTGTTCTTAAATAAACTGTATAAGTTGTAGAAGATGTTGTGGCTGGAGAATCTACATAACCTAAACTACAAGGTAATTGAACTCTTACTGAACCATTTGCATAACCTTCAACAATTCCGTAGTTTGTATTTCCTAGATTTGTGGTATTATTTTTAAAAATACTTAAATAACATTGAGAGTTTGTTCCACCATTATTATCTAGCGTACCACCAAGTACCATTATTAATATTTTACTTGTTGAAAAATTTGGAGTAATAGAAGCAGTCAATGTTGTTGCTTGCCATGAGGTAGATGATGTTGCATTTTCAGCATTATTTGTATAAGATACTGCTTGAATCACACTACCTGCTGGCACAATACTCTGTGCCAAACCTCTACTACCCACCAAAGCAGTAATCGCAGCGTTATTTGCTACCGCATTATTCTGAACACTTCCTGAAGGAAATGTAATTCCGAGGGTCCCGTCTAGTGTGATTGCCATTATTCTGTTCCTTCTGCTGGTTGTGGTGTGTTACCCTCGGCAACCCACTTTAAGTATTCTTGGTAATCTTTGTTATCGGGGTCAAAAGGAATACAAGCGTTATCGGAAAGTCTAATAACCGAATTTGAAATTTCTGTGTAAATATTTTTATACAATTTATACATTTTATAATTCCGAACTAAATGTTATTAAACCAGTATTTACTGTGCATTGCCATGGATTTGTTAAACCACTAAAGTTTCCACATTCAATAGCATAACTTCCTGCGCTATTAATTGAAGCATTAATACCGCCTTGCGCTGATGATTGAGTTTTAGAACCACCAATACCCGTTTGATAAATTGTTAAAGCACTCGTTACAGTTACAGTAGGTAACGTTCTCATCGTTGCAGGATAATTTCCAAATAAAGTGATAGCAGTAGAACCTTGTGTTACACCACCTAAACCAATACCTGCTTGCCAATAATATCTTTGTGCCATCAGCAGCTCTTTACCATATAATCTAAAATCAAACGGAGTAGCCACAGAGCCTTTCTCTAATTGCACACCAGTAACATACCATGTGGCTGCGTTTGTACCAACTAATGATGTGGCGCCAGTTGCAGACCAAGATGTGCTTGCTGCCCACGCATTTGCTGTGCCAGAGTAACTAGAACCAACTCCAAGTCCAAAACATATCCTTAGACCTGTTTGATTATCTCTATACCAAGTACCTGTTACATCACCAGGAATAGTAATTACAATTTGTTGCCATGTGTTGGCTGAATTGATTGTATATGTAAATGGATAACTTCTCGCAAAAGAACCGTTTGCAATTGAACCACCAAAAGTTCCTGTTAGAGAAGATTTAACCCAAAAACTTAATGTAACTGTTTTTGCGGTAGATAATCCAAAATCCAAATCGTAAACATTATTGCCTTCAATACGATGTTCAATTGCAAAAAAATCACTTGAACCAATAGAATAAGCACTAGACGAGGTAATTTTTAAAGAATTTGTGAAACCTGATGGTGTAGAACCTGATTCATAATTACTAACACTACTGTTAGCTGAATTCATTTGCTGAGCAGTAATTTTAGAAGATTGTGAAACACGAAACAAAAATCTATCACAAGTACCGTATGCTCCATCAGTAGGTGTATAAGATGCACCTGCGGACCTTTGGTCAATAATCATATGGCCATTAATAATTCTATTCCGAATACCCATTTGGCTTGCAGAGCCAATCTGAGAACCATCATTAAATGTTATACCATTTGTTCCATCGTATGTTAATGCCATGTTTTAACCTTAGAATATAACGTATTTTGAACCTGAAGCAACTGTAATAGATACGTTGCCGGCTTGTGTTAGAGGACCTACAGCAAACGCATTGTAACCACTTGGGATTGTTACGTTAGCTGAAACAGTATTACTATTTAGAAAGAACGGATTAGAGGTCAACACATAGTTTGCATTGATACCGGCTTTTAA